GTCGTTACTAAGCGAGGATGTTGTCCACGCGGAAGATACGATAGTACTGGTTACGCTTATTGGTAGCAGCAGGAATATCGTTTTGTGGAGCCGTTGATGCGGCTGTTGTCACGTATGGGTTGACTTGCATACCATAGCGTGTCTTAAAGCCAATCTTCGGCTGGAAGGTGTCCTCACCGACCGCACGTACCATTGTCAATGGAACGTATGGGCAATAGAAGAGACCTGCGTCATATGGGTTTGTACCCTTATAACCAACTGTGACATAGTCAGTAGTTGCATATGGGTCGATGTAAACGCGGGTACGACCGTTCAGTACACCAGCGAAGGTGTTACCTGTGTCATCAACATTCAAGTTGGTTGACAATGCAGGTGTGTAGTCGAGCATGCCTGAAGCAGAAAGGACAGAAGCAACATCTGAAGAACAGATGATGAAGTTGCCTTTACCGCGACGGGTTTCTTTAGCAATTACGTTTGATTCACGCTCGATCTGTACGATCAGACCCTTGAACTTTTCAACTGACCAACGACCATCTGCATCTGTTGACAAGTCAAAGATACCGTTAAGTGCTGTGTTAGAAGTAGAAGCACCAGTTTTAGCTTGGCTGTTAACAGTACGGATAACTTCACGGTTGATTTCAGCCATGATTTCTGTTGAGAGAATGTTAGCCAGTTCTGTTTCAGCGTCCAGACCATGAATAGCTTTCAAGTCTTGAGCCAGTTCCAGTGAGTATTCAGCTTTCAGTGCACGTGACTTAGCAGTGACTGTTGCTTTCTCAATGGTAAAGCCCATTTCAGCGAAGTCTGAACCACCGGTTGAACCAAGTGCTTCAGCAGATGCCAATGGCATTGCTCCACCAAAGTCTGGGCCTGTACGTGTATCGTCGATTGATGAGTCAGCACTTGAACCAGCAACTGCTGCAGATGAGTCTGTCAAGCCTGCAAGACCTGATGGTCCTTGAGTCTGTGTAGCACCTGAATCGCCAGAGAAGCCAGTAATAGCTTCGTTAAACAGTGCTTCGTTACCGTCGGTAGCGCCTGCACGTGTGGTCTCATAGGTTGACTTCATTGCGAAGATCAAACCGGTTGGGCCTGACATTGGCTGAACACCGCACATATCGTATGCCATCAGATTTGGCATAGCGCGACGTACCAATGCAATCAGAACTGGATTCCAGTTTGCTGCATTGCCTGTGTTGTTTGTTGGAGCAGCTTCTGTAATCATTGCTTCTTCTTTGAATGCTTGCTCTTGATTTTCCAGAATTGCAGCAGTGACTGCTTTTCTGTGATGATCTTTAATGGCGCCCGCTGACTCTTCGTTCAGTACCGGTGCCCATTTCTCGATCAGCTTATCGTATGATACTTGCTGTTGCATTTTTATTGGACTCCCAAATTATTTGTTAGTTTTTTGGATTGCGGAGAGATACTGAGCCATAGTATCAGAAGTTACAATTGGTGTTTCGCCATCGTCATCTTCCTCAATGTCAGCAGACTCAGTTACTTTTTTGGTAAAGTATGATTCTTTAACGGTTTGAACTTTTTGTGCAAAAGTTTCTTCGTCTTCAAAATCAATATCTTCTACCAAACCTTTAAGTTTTTCAACTTGAGTTTCAGCAAGATCTGAAGAATGTTCACGGATGATAGCATCACGCTTCAATACTTCCAACTCTTCCTGCATTTCAAGTGATTTTGTTACTGCAGTATTGTGTGCTTCTTCAAGCTCAGCAATTTCAGCAGCCATTTCGTCAACTAGGTCAACCTTTGATTCTGGAACCTCGATATAAGACTCAGTAAACAGATCTTTCAAGCTGTTCATGAACTTTTCTGCGATTTCAGTACGAAGGCCAGTCTGAACGGCGAGTTTGTTCTCTTCCATCCAGTTCTCAACTACGTAGTTAAGATAGCTGTCGACTTTTTCAACGAGATCAGCTTTAGTAGATTCAACTTCTTCAGCCAATTCTTCGTTGTATTTCTCTTCAAGACGATCAATTTCTTCGGCAAGCTTTGATTTAATAGCTGCTTCGAAAATGATTTCTGCCTTTTCTTTGAACTCTTCAGACAAAGTAGCTTCTTCAGCAACCAATGCATTTAGGTCTTCTGAAAAATCTGCTTTATAATCAAGTTCAGGTGCTTCAGCAATTGTGTCTCCATCAAAAGCTTCTGGATTAGTGTTAGCTGTAAGTGTAGCTAATACACCACCAAGCTTTTCTTTTGACATACCTTGCATTGCACCGACTGCAGCTGACATCATAGCAGCTTTAGTCTTTGGCATTGGATCCTGTTTCGTATTGTCACCTTTACGAGCAGGTGCTTTCTTCACACCAGCGTCTGCCTTATCGACAGAAGCTACTGACTGTGCTTCAGCATTTTTAGGATCGTGAGCTTCTTCCACGACATCGTTGTCATCGTCATGGAGTTCAACTTCCTGATCTTCAATGATTTGATCTTCAGTCATTATTGACTCCTTTATTTAGATTTGAGCAACGAGAGGAAATTCTTAAACTCACGAACTTGTGTCTCATAGAGATCCGCGCGCGGAGCTTTCTTAATTTCAGTCTCAATTTTTTCAATTGCCTGAGCTTCGATGATGCCGTTATTCCATACCCATTCAACACCTTCCATAACTCCATTAACAAAAGCGCTAGGAGCAGATGGGTCTTGAACAATATCTACTGCATTGAGTAGAAAGTCTGGTTTTACAACCATGGCGCCACCACGATTTTCGAGGCTTCCCATTCCACGAGTTGATACGCCTAGTTTGACTCCTCCATCCAACAAACCTTTTACAATTTGTCCCATAGGAGTTTCCAAAATAGTCGCCTTACCCACAACATCATTACCTTTCCATTCAAGGTTGTCGATCTTGTGAGAAACTTTGTCAAGATTAACGGTAGGACCTTCAGGGTGATTTAATTCACCAACAGCTCTGCCCTTTGAAACTTGTTCAGTAACATATTTATTTACTGCACCTTCCATAACAGGCTTTGGATATATTCTACCGTTACGATTCTTTTGTTCGGCTGACATGAATACACCTTCAATGGCATACTTCTTGCCGCCCTCTTTGGTAGCCTCTGTGATGACTTCCAAATGGTCTTCAGTATATTCAGCAATCAGCTTCATTTCTTAAGTACCTTTATAATCTCTGTTACAGCTTTTTCAGCTTCTTGTTTTGTTCTATAACGATCTAATCTATCGCCATCTACGTAGGCAACAAATCCGTTTCTTTCCTTATAGATCATAACCTGTATTCTACCCAATTTCTTATTGACCACTAATTGGCCTTCGGGTCTCCTACCGGTTAACTCTCTTAGCTGAAAATAACTTTTCATTTTATTACTATTATTTATAATTTTATTATTTTTTACTCAGAAGAATTTTCTTCTTCATCGTCTTCTAATTCGAGTCCTTCTTCATCGTCGTCGTCGTCGTAATCTTCGACTTCGTCATCTTCCTCATCATCTTGTTCCTCGGATTCAAGCTCCCCCTCTCCTTCAAGGTCAAGTTCGAGCTGTTCATCTTCAGATGGATCGAGTTCTTCTTCATTGTCTTCGACTCCATTATAAATTGTATCCGCTATACGAATTTGTTCCTGATCTAATACATCATTTAATTTGACTGTCATTAGATCATCAAAGATATTATTAGCTTTTGTAAATTCATTATCCATGGCATGCTGAATCATATCACGAATTTCTGGTGGTGGCAGCTCATTTGCTTCAGGTTCTGGTGCCATCGTCTGTGCTTCTGCTTCACTCATTGATTATTTCCCTTCACGTTAATATCAATACTATGTTTTTGACCACCAGCTGGTGGTACTTCTTGTGGTACTTCTTGTGGTACTTCTTCAGGTTCTTCTTCAGTTTCACCATCTATTTCTTTTTTCATTTTTTCAATGTCTTCATCAGAAAGCATAAGAACATTCTTTTGAATCCATTCTTTAGAGTAATATTCACCAACATAGTTCTGAACCATATCAAGTGTCTGTACTCTTTCGCGAAGTACTTCAATATCACGTAACTCTGTAAAGTGGTTATCCTTTACAAAGTCAACTGTAATATCATTCTTCCATTCTTCCCAATCCTCTTCTGTGCAAATGCCTTTCAAGACAAGCTGCTTTTTCAGAATACCATAGAAAAGATGTGCGAATCTCATACGAAGTCTATCAATAAACTTCTGGAATTTTAATTCATCGCGATTAACTTCAGTAGATCTACCGAGAGAGAATTGCGCTTCTTGTTCCAAACGATTGATTGGAACGTTCAGTGACTTATATACTTTCTTTTGGAAATAGATAATATCTTCTATTTGACCAAGATTCTCTCCGCCTGGAAGTGTAGAGATTTCTGTTCCTCTACCACCTTCACGACGTGGTAACCAAAAATCTTCAAGCATTGACATATGTTTACGATCATCTCGTATTTCACCAGTCTTTGCATCGTATACAAGTTTATTACGATATTTAGACATGATGTCTTTCATATATTGTTCAGCCTTACCACGAGGTAAGTTACCAACATCAATATAGAAAATACGTCGTTCTGGTGCTC